CCGGGTGTAATGAGGATAATTTTATAATTTGCACGGACAGCTACACGAGACTTCTTCTTGATAATACGAGTTCGTGGTACGAGCGGTGGTCTAATATGACAAGTGGCAAGGGTAGACATACTATTTTAATATAAATATTATTTTTTAAATAACATTAATTGTGCATTTAAAAATGACCCTCATAACAACAACGTTATGGTAGCATCTGCACCTGGGTTATTCAATCTCCATACGGCACGCTCGTCGTCGCATTCATGGTTGATAACTCTCCCCAACTCTCCTAAACTCTCCTTCTCACTCTCAAGTTCCACTAATTGCGTCTCTAAAGCAACCCTTCTACGCAGAACCTCTAAGTTTTTATCCCTCAGATACGTTTTACATATGTCCCGGTCGTATGAACCAGCCTCAGTCTTCATAGCCTCTGTGATTCTCGAGCGAAGCTTCAACCCACGCAACTGAATGGGTGTCAATCAACTGCATCATCTCAGTAAGAGGTTTCATGGTTAGTGTTCTTTTTTGAGTTTTGGAACTGACTTGAGTATTTTTTCAGGTTTGAAGAAATCATTAAACGGGCACCCTTCGCATCGTCTATGACGTACCGCACATTTGAGTGCGTCGGTGTTCTTGATACAAGGTTTTTTCCGTTGTCGATAGGTTCGTCGCCGTGTAATTGCGTAAGTAAGGATCGATGTTTGATTTAGAGCTAACATACTAGACTAGAGATTTTCAGTTTTAAATAGCATTAGTGTGCACTTTAAAATTGAATTATACTTTATATTTTTTATTAATTAACCGAAACCAACAAATTAGTTGGAGAAGGCGAGGCCGCCCATACCGCTCTGGATGCGGAGGACGTTGTAGTTGACCGCGAACATGTTGAGCGTGGTTTGAGCGGTGTTACCCTTCGCGGTGACGATAGACACTTGCGCGTTATCGATGCGCGAGAAGTTGCATGTACCGGTGGGTTGGTGTTCCTCGGGCTTGAGCGCGAAGGAATACGAATAGACACCGGGCATGGGGCTACCGGAGTGATGGTTGTAGGATTGCACCTGGTTGAAGTACTTACCCGACTGCTCCTTGAAACGGTCTTGGCCGTTGAGCACGAGCTTCATCGTCTTGATGGTACCGACAGTCTCTTCATCGAAGGCAGTCGCGGTAGCACCCTGACCAGCCAGCAGCTTGGGGGCGTTACCGGCATCGGCGTCGACGTGCACCTTGGTGCCGGTGAGGTCCATGTTCGCGACGGAAGTGGACACGATGGCATCCGCATCCTGGGTGAAGTTCCACATGGCGCAGTTGGACTGGTTGGACTCGGAGGCGCACCACACGAGTTCCTTCACGGGGTGGTTGTACGACAGACGGATCTGCTTGGTTTGTTCAGCGGCGGCGAGCGTGTCGGAACCAGTGTGCTGGACCTGCTCGATCAGGTATTCGTGACCCTTCTGGGCGAATCGACGACGTTCTTCCGTGTCCAGGTAGATGTAGTTGGCCCACACCTTGAAGGTCTTGGAAGAGTCCATGTACGTTTCGAATTCACCCGACAAATCGAAATCCAAACGGACTTCGTGGTATTGCAGCGCGATGAGGGGAAGCGCCAAACCGGGGTTGCGGTTGAAGAAGAAAATCAGAGGGAGGAACACCTGACCGTCCGCACCGGAAGCGGCGACGACGGAACCAGTGGTCATCTTACCCCACGCGGTCTTCTTAGCGCTGTCGAGGTACAGCTCGGAGTACAAACGCCACCACTTCTGGTAGTGCTTGTCGATGCGCTGACCACCGATGGAAAGTTCGACATCCTTGATCGCACGCTCGGCGACCCATTCGTTAGAAACGGCACCAGCGTTGATGGTCACGGCACCGAGAGCGCTCGCAGCCTTCATTTCGACGTACATGTCAGCGACGAGATCACCGTTACGGGCGACGGTCACGGAGACGCGTCCGGAGTTAGCGGCAGTACCGTTGACGGTCTGCTCGATGTTCTCCATAGCGAAGTTGGTGTGGCGGCGGTAGACCGCCTGGAAGAAAGTAACCTTAGGGTTGCCAGTCAGGTAAACATCCTGGGCACCGTAAGCGACGAGTTGCATGAGACCACCGGCCATTTTGAGAGTATTGTATTATATACCAATATTTTATTTGAGCTGCGAAAAACACAGCACTATTTTTCCTCATCATAAATAAATGTCCAACTCCGAGATATCAGAACACATAACCCATCCACCTACGAACGAATCTGAATCTGAACAGGAATCTCAGTCTGGTAGCCAGCCTGAGAATGTTGACGATATTGATATGTCGGAATATGAAGATGAAGACGAAGATAATTTTGAACCTACGATGGAAGCTATTCTTGGTTCGACATTGGCAACCACTGAAGGTGATACCGTATGTAGCGCTCTCGTGAATTTGGGGTACCAGATGGAAATTCAAAACAAGATTTTAGTCAAACTTTTATCAATCCTCCAGAAGAAATAACGCCACTTAAAAAATGAATTCTATAATTAGAAAATGACTGACGCTGTTACACATTTTATCGATGAGACGGCAAATCGAGACGATGCGAACAGTGCCATGTGGACGAACCAAATCCAAACTTTTTCTCATGACGATGTCATGAAATTTCTTGTTCAACTGGAAGATATGTGGAAAATTAACAATCGCGACGACATCTATTTATCGTATCGTATCGGATATGAAAACTTTTTTACAAAAGAGGAATTGACAGAGGATGGTCTGCCTGTATCTATTGATATTACACGTGTAGAATCTAAAGTCAAGCGTATGAATGAACGCCTCTGTGAACTGTACCATCGGTCTGATACATTAAACATGATGGATATAGAGGATGACAATGACATGAAACTGTCAGTTCGTATTAACCGCCTGATAGATCAGGTCGACGACGCGTGGCAAATCGTATTCCGCAACGCTCGTATTAGTGAACGCATTAATAACCCCACATATGTTCCAATTAACCCCGAAACCGACCCATCCATTTTCAGGATGTCTACTATCACGAATATTGAAGAATTGAACCCGTTCCAACAAGCTGTATTACAAACTCTCAAAGACCTGTACAGACGTCAAATCAGGAGATACAAGGGGCAGTGTTGCATTCAAATTAAGACCAGTGAGGGTGCCATGACCCGCGCATGGAAACCATTAGAAACGATCGAAGACTACGTTTACGGCGTGGCTAAGAAGGAAGTACAATTCGAACTATGGAAGAATTTGACAGCTCGAGCCCCTGGTCACGGAGATCTTATTCGACACTTAAAAAATACAAAGGATATGCAATTTCCCGAAATTAAAAAGAATCGTCATGTATGGTCATTCAAGAATGGTATATTCATCGGTAAGGAGTTCGACGACGTGCGTTCATCCATCGACGACCCGCATTGGCGCGCAAGTTTTTACACGTACGAGTCGAACGAGTTCAAAAACCTCGACCAAACCGTCGTAAGTAGTAAGTATTTCGATATGGAGTTTGAAGACTATAGCGACACGGATTGGCGAGATATTCCAACCCCGTTTTTCGATTCTATCTTGAAATATCAACAACTTAATAAAGATGTATGTGAATGGATCTTCGCGCTCGGTGGGCGTTTGTGCTATGATGTGAATGAGATTGATAAGTGGCAATGTATTCCATTCTTAAAGGGGGTTGCGCGTTCAGGTAAGTCTACTCTCATCACAAAAGTGTTTCGAAAGTTCTACTGTACTGAAGATGTTAAAACGTTGTCGAATAACGTCGAGCGAAAGTTTGGACTGTCAGCTATCATGGATGGGTTCATGTTCATCGCACCAGAGATTAAGGGTGACTTAGCTCTCGAACAAGCAGAGTTTCAGTCTATTGTGAGTGGTGAAGACGTGTCTATTGCGGTAAAGCACGAGAAGGCGCAATCTTTTGAGTGGACTGTTCCAGGTATTCTGGGAGGTAACGAAGTACCAAATTGGCGTGACAACTCTGGTAGTATCCTGCGTCGTGTGCTTACGGTTGATTTCACGAAACAGGTAAGGGAAGCGGATCCCACACTCGATAGCAAACTTGAACGCGAAATCCCTTTTATTTTACAAAAATGCGTGCGTGCATATTTAGAATTCGCACAAAAATGGCCCGAGAAGGATGTATGGAACATCGTTCCCAAGTATTTCATGGATATTCAAAGACAATTGGCGACTGCGTGTAGCCCTCTCGAATCGTTCCTATCGGAACCGTGTGTCGAATTCAATCCGGATAAAAAATGTCCCCTTAAATTTTTCAAAAAAAAGTACTCAGAGTTCCATGGTGTATTGAACAAGTCGATGAATCAGGATATATGGGCGGGTCCGTTTGGTACCAGGGACATCAAAGTCAGACGAATCACCGAACCGATGAAGTATCAGAGCTGCGACGATACTTTCCCTGCTATGGAACAAAACGGTACCGAGTTTATATTCGGACTTGACATCACGGATATGTCAGCGAAACCCGTAATGTCGGTCGGAAGTGATTAAAATATCGGGGTAATATATGGGTTTATTTAACGAATTCGAAAATTCAAATTCAAATTCGAATTCGAACACACCTATCACGTCTCAGAACATGATAAGGCGTGCACCTTATCTCACTAACCAAGAACGCGGTGCATTGATGACGAATGCTATGCGATTACCGAGAAATAATATATCTACCCGGATCGGTGCGATTGCGGGTGCTAAGTTATCTCGTACAAATTTTACACAATTGAGAATATCACCTTTACAGCTTTCCATATTTAACGGGATGGTAAATCAAACTGCTAAGGAAGGTAATTACGCGGTGGATGTAAATTCTATATTGTATAAAAAGCCTCACAAACGGAAACCTATCACAACTGGTTCTACATTGGGAATAGAGGTAAACAGTATACTATTGCGGTATGGGCGAATGGCTATAGGTGCGAAACACACGTTCACAGTCAAACCCAGTGCTAATAATAAAAATAAACACGCTCATTTCTTGGCGGAAATTAATGGCCGTATATTTGAAAATGGGTTGGAGAGTAAGTTTATGGTTAAGATTTATAAAAATGGAAAGATGCAATTTTCTGGTGGTATTTTAAACAATAATATCCGACACCCAGAGATGATCCGGAAATATATCATAGACACGTACACACCTAGGTCGAAGTTTCTTTATAACCCGATAAAGTACGTTGTTTTGGTTGGAACATTTCAAGCCAATGGTGTTTTGGATTTGGCCAATATAGCGCGGGCGTTTTCTCGGTCTAGAAATGCGTCATATGAACCAGAATTACGACCATCTTTAAAGATGGAACATAAGAATTACGGGTTTCAATTATTTAGATCGGGAAAAATACAGATTATGGGTGCCAAAACAACAAATGATTTGAATTCTGCGTATAATGTTGGTAGCGATCTTGTAAAAGAGTTAAACGTTATGGGTTTGATCAGTAATTTTAAAAATATGAACTTTAAACCAGCCGCGAAGAAGCTGCGTGTAGTCAAAAATAAAGTAACCAATAACACGGGAAATGCGGTTAGCTATTTTAATAAAGGGACTTATAAAAACGGTAAAAACGGTGTACGTATCGGGACGAAGAAGTGTGCGACTATACCCCGCCCCAAACTAGTATCAGTCGCAGAGAAACTAGGAATTATCGATATAACGGGTAGAACAACCAAACCCGATATATGTACTAAAATTAAAAATAAGGTCTACGGTAAATTTACCATAAATAACAAACCGTGCACGGCGTATACGAAGGAACAGCTCATACCTATCGCGATAACCAAGGGTGTTCCTATTTCAGATATTGACACGGTTGAGACTATATGTAAGAAACTGAACATTCCTAGACCGTTACCGGTCAATGTTAAGAAGGTTGAAAAGGTTGCGAAAGCTGTCAATAAGAAAGTTAAAGCTCAAGGGAAGGTATTAGAAACACGAGGTCTCACAAATACTGGGATTGCGAAAGATATCGAAAAATTATACGGTAAGAAGTGGCTGAACACTTACAGAAATGTGATGCCATCTCTCAATTCAGATGTGACTGAACTTAAAAAACGTATAAACGCATCAAATATAAAGAAAAATAAGATGGGTGTACCGTTTAAAATGGGTGTCAATGCTCTCAAACGTAAAACAGTTTCAGAGTGGAAAATGCAGAGAAGAAAGAACTTGAACAACAAGCTTAACGCGATGAACAATAATTTAGCGAGGGAACTTGAAAATGGTATGAATAAAAACAATACACCATCACCCCCTAAGGAAAAAACAAAATTCCCAAAAGGTACCACAGTTGAAGAGTTATAAAGAAATGAACAATTATATAACAAATGGATGACGCGCGTGAAAATTTTATAAGATTTCTATGGGAACGCAGTGATACGTGTATAGATAGAGATTCATCCAATTGGTCATCTCGTATACGTGGTTCTTTGATTGATACAGTGTATTATATCATATGCTCATATATACGAAAGGAACGTGATGATGAAAATAATGAATTCGGTATGGGAAAACTGGAACGTGAATATTTATGTACGGATGATTTCATGAGTGCGGAAGATATGTGTAAATGGATAGAAGAAACCCGAGAATTAAATGACAGAGGGTTGATCGTGTTTATTTTTGATAATGTTTATCGTATGACATCTGGTAAGCATAGACGAGCTCTTTTATATATACTCAACATCTTATATTTCGGTTTATAACCTTATGGGGTTCTGCCATTTGTTTCAAATGCGTCGCATGATACGAGAAGTCATATATCTCAAATGTTTCTTTTATTTTGTCACCGACCCCATACCCCTCGATCCGCTTAGATACCCCGGAACACGCGGATATATGTTCCAAGTTGAGAAATTGATCTTCCATTTGTATAAATGATTTCAGGGATTCTGGAGAAAGACCATCTTTCTTCATATTTTCGTACATGCGCTTAGACGCCCCGTTGGAAATATGAAAATACTTCGTCTTGTATCCTAAAATGCTCACTTCTTCACCTTTATCCTGACTCGAATTTTGTGCTAAAATGATGAGCAACAAAATGAATAGAAGTAGTGGTATCATTTATTAGTATTCAACATAATAAAAACATCATTAATTTTGTGAACAAGTTTAAATACATCATCTTTAGTATTCACGCGTGAAGCGTCGATAATTTCAAATTCAACCTGATACATCACAGACTCTTCGGCATCCATATCACATGTATCACCTGTAATGATAGTGAGATCTATTGATAAATTTTTACGAATATACGAGACTCGTTGTTTCGTTTTTTTCTTGTCCATCTCCCTGTCAGTAATGTCAGGTAATGGTGTTTCAGTCGAAACGCTGTAGCGGACGTCGAATGGTGTATTGCTCATTCTCTTGAAATCGTGATTCATAACCCTATCCTTTTTAACAATTTCTTCATCACCTGATGCCTGATCCGTAGATATACGCACGTTATCAGAATCGCGGTAAAACACGTCATGTTCAGACCCTATCATTTTTTCCCATCCGGTGTATTTATTCAAACCTTTCATGATCTTGTCGAATGTATGTTTACCGACATTCGTATCAAACATCGTGCCATTGAACTTACCCAAACGGAGTTCAATTTCTACATGTTGTTCATCCTTGTATCGCTGAATAGTTGGGAACAGTGTCTCGGTCACGGCTCGAACGTCCATATCAAAATTAATACTTTGCTATTCTTTAAACAACTTAGGTTGAATATACACAGTTAAAGTTATACACTCAATTATTGTAAAGATGCGCGGCTTTGTAAACGAAGGAACTGTATGTTATTTCAATACATCTATACAATGTTTATTTAATATACCCATACTAACAAGTCACTTTTTACGAGAACAATACGATGGACAGTGTATGTTTACGATTATTTATCAATTATTACTAAAAAAATACTGGACAGCTGACAAAACACCACTCGATCTCAATGGTTTATTATTTGCATTTCAGAAAGAGTTCCCTCGTTTCAGAACGAACGAACAACATGATGTACAAGAAACAGTATTATGTATAATTGATATATTAGAGCGAAGTCAGCCTATAGTGAGGGACTGGTTTTATGGTAAAAAAATACAAGAAACTATATGGCCCAATGGTAAGACTATGAAAGAAGAGGATTTCAGTATTCATTTAATGACGTATAATGGAAATAACGATATGGGTAAAATGTTAGAAAAAAGTATAGATTGGAATGTTTTAGAAAATTTTCAAGATACAGATGGAATTACATACAATGCAGCTACTACGCGTATGCTTTTTTCGAAACTCCCGCCGATATTCATGCTATCATTTGACACTAAAAGTCATATTAAAATCGTTGATAAAATAGTATTAAATGATACAGTGTATAATTTAAGTGCGTGTGCGTTACACACTGGTAATCAAAATGATGGACACTACGTAACTTATATAAAAAGAAAAACCAACTGGTATTTCATTAATGACGAACGTGTAGAAGAAAGAACACCACCACCCGAGGGTAGTTATTACTTCATGATATACAGTTCATAAAATCATCGATTGAAATATTCTCCTTGATATTTACCAACGTCCTATAAAACGTGCGGCGACCGTTTGGAAAAGTCTTGTCGTATCTACGTACAATCGGTTTCCACCACATAGGTTCGTCCATAAACATATACTGACACTCGATAATAGCATCCTCTTCCATCCACTCCCTGGCATATACGGGTACTTGACTCTCAGATATCTCCGATTCAAACATCAATTTACCCCTTTCTTGTACATACATCTTCCAAATATCACCCCGCCTCTTAATCTGGAAATCAATCGTATTCTTGTCACGAGGTTTCCACTTAAACATGGTTTCGTGAGTACCCGTTTTTACTGTATCGTTTATAGGTGTAAAAATAAGCCCATCTATATCTTGTGAAACTGTCGGTAAATACTCATCCTTAAACTGTTTATAATCCGACATGAGATGAAACGTCTTAATTTTGAGCTTGATAGGGTCATATTTAAGAGTTGTGAGCATTTTTTTCACGTTTTCGATACATTTGAGTCTTGATAGGAAATCGAGATGACCCACAACTTTCCCATTCTCAATTAATATATCATATAACATGAATGTATCACCGTAAAGTTCACCCTCTAATATAGTTCCTTCGTATACAGGTTTTCTGAAATTAAGCGGACACGAAAACATCTCGAGTGCGCGATTTAAAAACACACATCGTTTTTTGTTATCAAATGTAAATGCCAGCATCATAAAACGTATACCATCAGTCTTTTCACATACAACGTATGGATTGGATGACAGTGTATCAAAGTGACGATACTCGATAGATATCGGTTGACTTCCCGGAAAAATATTTTTACCGGTCGTACCCCATGAATGTTCCATGTAGGATATCGCATATTTGTAAAGAGGGTCGTCTCGGTTTACAGATAGACGTTGCATTGTACGTATGTTTTTAATATAATCTTTAATTAGCTTTAATACCCGCAGAATTTAGAATATTACCGACACACTCGTGTTGGTGTGTTATCAAAGTCTTCGCAGCTGTATACGCTACAATTTTCACACCACTTTCCTTAAATTTTATGAACATGGTTTCCAACTTAGGATGGATTTTAAAATTACCCGAACGCTTACATTTGAGATTCCGGAGAGTAGGTTTACACATCATCACCCACGTTTTCGCTTGGGTAGATTTAACATTGTAAAAATCTTCTTGTATACATGTCGAGACATCGGTATCAAACGTTAATCCCATTTGATTTGTGGGTTCCGTTGAACCACTAATAACCTTGTCTTTGAACATATCCCAATCTATCCCAGCGTTGACAGTCGGAAAAACGACGATGTGAAACTTATCATTGGTATCGAAAACAATAGATAACGCATTATCATCCAAGTTAACCCCAAAATCTATAAAGAATATACGATCATGCGTTTTGATAAACTTTTCTATACATTCAGACTTAGCGTAAGGATTGTCATCCACGAACGCGATTTCACTCTGAACACCCGGGATTTGTATACTTTTTATGTTATATCGTAGAATAGTGTGCATGGTCTTTACGTTACATGATCCACTACGAGTGACAATAAGTGCGACGATCTTCATGTTTATAGTATATGAATTCTAAGCCTTAAGCCTATCATTTAGACACCCATGGAACGGTAAGTTACCTACGTGTCCTAAAGTTGTGTTAATGTCAGCGAAGATCTTACCATCCATTTGTTGCCACCTCCGACAAAATGCGTAATCTTCCGATAAATAACGCTTGGATACCGGATCTATCATACAGTCGAAGATAGCACAATATTCATCAAAATCGCGGTTCTGGTGATCATTTTTACACGTTAACGTGGGTCCATAATGTTCGTGCATTCGTTCAAGTGCCTGTCGAGAGATCATCATAAACCCTGTAGGTCCATCCAATACTTCGACAAATCCATTAACGACCGATCGTTTAGAAGCCCCTATATTAGCGACCAGGCTAGACGACAGTAAACTCATGTCGCGCGTGTCGCCATCTTCTATAGCCTTGCGAGCTTGATCCCACATTACAACCTTTTTAGGATAGCAGGCAACGGAAATGTCATGCCCGGATCGTAATAGACGAAGAACCGACGACGGATCAAATTCGACATCCGCATCAATAAACATGAAAAAATCGGCATCCGTTTTCTGCATGAACCTACCAATTGAGACGTTCCTAGCGCGATGTACAAGACTTTCATTTTCAGTCGTGTCGAGCATTAGTTGTACACCTTCACGAATAAGAAGTAGTTGAAGCTGTATGATACTCTTCATGTATTTTTCAAGACATAACCCACCGTAACACGGTGTACTTAGAAATAATTTAACCATATATATTTTATTACACGTTATCCTCTAAGTGACGCTTCACAATGACAACAATCTTATTTAGTGTTGGGATAGATACATTACACTTTTCACATATCTCAACCTTTGGAAGTGTTTTGTTCATCACCATAAAAATCACGGCAGTTGCTACGCTATTAGGTGACTTACTCATTAAATCTACACATTCTTCGAGTTTAGAACACATCTGATTACATTTCAAACGTTCCTCGCGAGAAATATCAAACGTATTTAATAGTCTTGACATCACGTTAATTGGTTTTGTTATATAGTTCTTTTCAGTCTTTTCATCTTTTATAATCCCTGTAAATATACTGGTCGTACGACTAATATCTTTACATTGTATACCAAACATTTCGGCAATCTCTTTCGTCGTCCGAGGAATTTTTGCTAGTCTACAGGCATATAAAACACAGTTAGCTTTGATACCCGATCGTACAGCCCCTCTCGTCAATTTACCCTCGTTGAATTTTTTGTAAAGTGTTTTCGCATCCTTTAATACACCGTCAGGGATATTAACACACGCCTCGTCTATATCCTTATACGCGTGAAACAATGATCGATCTCGATGATTCATAGAACTATGAAAATTAATCTTAGCCATACGTTTCATTTCATAACTTGATGTATGTTTAGTGGCGATGACTGTACCTTTCCCCCACGCATCGGAAAATAAATCGGGGTTTGAGGAGGGTACAACACAACGCGACGGATCGGAAACTCGCCCATCGTCGGATATACCACTCGTCCATTCGGCAGTATCATCGATATAAATAGAGTCGACAATTCCACACGTGGTACATACCATTCCTTCTCTTGTGAGTGTTTTGTAATTATTGCACCGAATGCAAAATCTAGTATCCACTGGCTTTAATGTGGGTTTTTTCTTCATGTGGTCTAAATGAGACCATATAGTAGCCAGTGTTTGGGAGTTCATTATATTTCACACCCTTTTTTTTCTAATAAATTCTGCGCACTTAAGTTAAAAATTTACATTATCCATATGCATCCTGGCGTGTTCTTCAATTCTATCAACTGTATCCTTGAAGCGAGAAGATCCAATACTCCTAGGAGTCCACGTGTTCCAGTCTCTATCTATAGACACGTGATCGGGTGGCAACTCAAGACGACCGTCGAATTCACTATCTGATACTATAAAACTACCTACGTCACTCCCCCCATCGTCCGATTCATCGATTAAAACACTTTCGATATCCGAACTTTCTTCAGCTTGAATCGTGTACATGCGATCTTGAGAGTTTACACAACCAAATATAGTTTCCCGGTCTGGTAAATGTTCACATACATTATCCTCCTGTACCAAGTTTGTCTCGTCTTCCAATTTGTATACGCTAGCACCTCTATAGGTTAATGACGTCTCAGCGTAGTACCGTACAATCAGGTAATCACCCCTATTATCATCCACCTCCGCATACATCTCATCTTCAATATCTTCGATATTTACTAATACTTTTATAATGTCTCCAGGCCGAATTTCTGCAAACTCTAACATCTGTATAAAGATTTATGACAAAAATATTATACGCTAATAACACACACCATGGGAATTGAAATTTTTTCGAAGAACGATTGTAAATACTGTGAATATGCTGAAGATATATGTAAAAAAATGAATCTCGATTACACAAAAACAGTAGTTGACAAAACCCAATTACAAGAAAAATGTGGTCCCAGTGCTTTGGTATACCCACAAATAGTAGTCAACGGCAAACACATCGGTGATTACTTCGCATTCCAGGAATATATCGACGAGACAGAACCCATGCTTCTCCCAATTATGAGTCGATTCACAGTATTCCCCATCGAACACGAGAATCTATGGGCGCTCTACAAAAAGGCACAAATGTCCAATTGGACTGCCGAAGAAATTGATGTTACTTCCGATATGGAAGATTGGGGAAAATTAAGTGAAAATGAGCGTCACTTTGTTAAATATATTCTGGCATTTTTCGCGGGGTCGGATGGTATCGTGTTCGAGAATATCAATAACAATTTCGCAGATGAAGTTCAATATACCGAGGCTAGATCGTTTTACGCGTATCAGGTTCACAATGAAATGGTGCACGGTGAAACATATAGCAAACTCATTGACAAATACATCCGTGATAGTTCGGAAAAACAGCACCTGTTTGATGCTATTCAAACAATCCCCCCAATCAAGCGTAAAGCTGACTGGGCCATGAAGTGGTTCGATAAATCGAGACCATTCGCTGAACGACTTCTCGCATTCGCGTGTGTGGAGGGTATATTCTTTTCTGGAAGTTTCTGTGCTATTTTCTGGTTAAAAAAGCGCGGGCTCATGCCTGGCTTGTGCTTTAGCAATGAACTCATTAGTCGTGATGAGGGACTTCACTTAGAATTCGCTCTCGAATTATTTAAAATGTTAAATTTTAAACCAACTCAAGAAATTGTATACGAAATCGTAACAGATGCGGTCAATATAGAAAAAACGTTCATTCTAGAGGCTCTTCCGTGTAGTCTAATTGGCATGAATGCCGATAAAATGTCAAGCTACATCGAGTATGTCGCCGATCGTTTACTCAAGCAAGCGGGGTTCAATAAAATCTGGAACACGCAAAATCCCTTTGATTTTATGGAAAATATTTCCCTTGATGGTAAGACTAATTTTTTTGAAAAACGTGTAGGTGATTACGGTAAAATCGATGAAAGTACCGCAGTCACGTTCGACGAAGATTTTTAAGCGACTATAGGTCTACGCCCATCGGCGCACGAGACGCTCAGGGAAGATGCACCCGTTTTAAGCCCCGAGGGTAAATCCATACCCGAGTTAATATCCATGGGTGCGTACTGAGCACCTGTATCGGACATACCAACAGGTTCTTCAGACATACCTGGCATGGGGGACGGAACATCCGCCATGCGGGGTGGCGCCATCATACGGGGCAACGCCACAGACTTCGCAGGGGGGACACCTCCCATTTGTGTAGGGGTTTCAGCCTCCATCGCGAAACTCCTGTCTTCTTCACTGATAACACCCAGTTTCTTAGGACCCGCGGACTTCGCCCTTGCGACAGCGGCCGTCTTAATCTTTTCCATCGCCTGTTTCTTCTTGCTCTCCTTATCAGCGGCGGCATTCACCGCTGGGGGGGCTGGAGCGACCGGTTCCGCTGTATATCCTTCGGTCTTTATGTTCATCATACCCCATGTAATAAGAATGAACACGAGGGTGTGTAACAATAATCCACCTGTAGTAGGACACCCGTTGGGTCCTGAAACCCATTTACCCAGTAGTGATCGCATGAACCGAAATGTGTCGGGGCTGGCAATTATAAAAAACACCAGTCCCGCTAAGATGGAATTCATCAATCTTTGCTCCTGTTTTTTGCCATTACACCCGCATCCGCAATCTTTGAAGAGTCCCATGTTTAGTTGTAATGTATACGTAGAAAAAAATATACTTAAAGTTTGGGCACATATGTAATATATAACAAGAAACATGTCAAGTATTATTCAGCGTTACGAACAATTCGAACCCACCTCCACTATCCTTTCTGCCATGAAGAAAAATAAGAATGGGGGTAAAACCGTATACATTAACGCACCAGACAACAAGAAGTTGTATCTTCAACTTCCTTTCATGAGATCCCCATTCGGCCTCAGTGCATTCACCGATGAAGCTACTAACAAAACGTCATATTCCCTGGACCTTTCATTTGACACGGATAATGAAGGTGCGGTCGCCCTGATGGAAAAACTACAAGCACTCGATCAAATGATCCTCGAGACTGTTGCAAAGAATTCTAAGGAATGGCTCGGCAAGCCGTACAACATCGAAGTCATCCGCGAAGCATTGTATAAACCCCTCGTTCGCCCAGGTAAGGAATCTTACCCATCGACACTCAAGCTCAAGATCATGACGAAGCCTACCGGTGAGTTTCTCGCGGAGGCGTATGATGTGAGCCAAAAAAGTATCCCGATTGACAGTATTGAGAAGGGGCAGAAGTGTATGTGCATCGTCGACTTTAACCAAATCTGGTTTATCGACAACAAATTCGGTGTGAGTGTGCGTCTTTCGCAGGCTCTTTGTGAGAAATCTCAAAAGCTGCCCTCATTCGCATTCCACGGTGTGAATGCCCCCGCAACCGAGGATACTGCTGACGACGATGAAGAAGAGGAAGAAGAGTGTGAAGTTGACGAATAATTAATAGAGTAAAAAATCAGAAAACGTATTTATATCACCGTCCAGTATCAATTTATGCAGTTCCAGTTCAAACTCGTTTAACGTGAGTGGATTTAACTGAGCCTTTTTATAAATTCTATATAACGGTAAATTGATTTCGTCGAAATGTATTAGGAGACGGTTTATAGCGCGTGGGTGTAGCTTTTCAATACTAAATTTAAACTTTGAAATCGAAAATGTAGTTTTATTTATTAAAATCTGGTCTCGAATGAAGACTTCAACTTCACACATTGGATCATTCACAATTCGTCTTAGATTTCTACTCGATACGAGTAAATCATTCATAGCTGGTATGAGCATGTTTAAGAACAATCGCTTCTCATCAGTAAATGACATGTCTATAGTATACCAAGACTTTAGTCCTGACAGGCTACAAACAGAGACAACTTTTCGTGTGTGTCTGGAATAGTATTCTCGTATAACGTTTTCGCAAATAATAATACCATTTCCGCATCCCTATATGACATGTACGAATGTCCGTGCTTTTCATATATGGCCACAATATCTTCAAGGTGGTTATCACACCACTCCTTCACATCCGCATCCCCATTAAGACCCTTTTCGATGAAATCGGCAACCTCGTCGCTGAGAGGCATGTCGGTAATCACGGTACAGTCGTCGTCGGGGTGATTCATTTTTTTTCTGGTTGATTTTCAATCCTTATATTGACTTAGGTTTATTTTGATCTCAACCGTTGTCTAGCTTCGGCATTTACTCTGGCCGGGCTAAATGAGGGATTTTCTTTCTTTACTTTCTTCTTCATAACTTTCAATACATCTCTATTATCAACACGTCGTTCATATCGCGGTCGAGTATTTTTAGCGACATATGCTTTCGCGGATACAGCCGCTCCTTCTGCTGCTCTCCGGATATTCATATTTCTCTGGGCGGCTCTAGCCATCGCCACTGGTGGTACGGGTGCGCGTTTCATACTTATCATCACATTATTAGCAGTGACTATACCATTCACTTTTGTACTCCTTGTGTTTCCGAAAGCTGGATTTTTATATACTTTGAACGCATTATTATACTGTTTCTTGTGCTCATCATATTTGTCACCTCCCCCGATATACGGTCTCATAACTTGTGTGAGTAGCGAAGTCCTCGCAGCTACACCACTCCCGGGTACCCGCCCCTTTCTAAATGCTGCATCCGGTAGCTGCTGTATACCCTGCTTTAATGTGTATTTTTTGTTCAATTTACTTTCAATTTTAACGAGGTTCGTCTTGTCTTTCCCATCAAGATCAATCATGGCACCCCATACAACCTTGTACCCTTTCGTTTCCACCTTTTTGTCGACCTCGTCTTTCACCATACGTCGATTCACGTTGGTCGTAGATTGATAAATTGTGCTAACTGGACCAGACTTAACGGCTTTCGTGAGAGCACCTGATACAAGGTTCGAAACGACCTTCTTATTCGAAGCATCTTTCATCGCGTTGATCGCCTTTTTATTAGCCATAGCGTTTTTAGACCTCATAGCGTTCGCTTTAAACTGAGCCAAAGTTCTATCAACGGCGACCTGTTTTCCTTCGCGTTTCTGTATCTCTATCCTCTCGAGACGCGCTTTCTCTTTTCTCTCTTCGAACTGTTTTGTGGCGTTAGCTGTTTGTCTGGCAATTCTTTTACCTTCATCGAATTCAGCATTACCCGTCTTCGCGTAACGTACGAGTTCTGTAATACGGTTTTCAATATCTATTAATTTACCATTTTCAAATTCTTTTATCGCAGCCTCACCCTGTTTCGCGAGTGTATACTTTCTGAATGGGTTGGTACCCTTGTACGTAGCCATGATTTTACGCGCTTTCGCAATCTTCGCCGTCTTAATCGCTACCGCATTACGAGCCTGTTGCGCTTTGGCTCTCAATTTTTCATCTATTTTCGCTCTAGCCTCCCTAGCCTTATTCGACGCAGCTTTTATTTTGGCAGCGGCTTCTTCTTGTATGCGCCTCGCTTCGACAGCCTTCTTTTCCGCTGCAGTTTTCTCGGCCAGCGTATTCGCAGCGGCTTTAGCCTTGGCAGCTTCTTCAGCTAATGCGACGGCTTTTTTCTTTTCAATATTCGCTAGTGCGAATGCATTTTCTTTTTCCTTACGGATCGTATTCAATTTGGCTTGAGCGTTTCGAGTTTCAGCATTCTTATTCTTTAGTTTGAGATTCCGATTGGTTCTTAAACCGTTAACAGCCCTTTGCTTATTATTCATCGCTCGCTTGAGAGCAGCGTTTCGCTCAGTCTTAGCGTTTTCGAGAGCCTTTGTCTTATTCGCCGAAGCCGCATTGATCTTAGTTTGCGCATTCTTTAGCTTTTTATCGGCTTCAGCTCTTTCTATAGCAGTTTGCGCCGATGCTTTTTCCCTAGCCGCTTTTTCTGCCGCCGCAACCGCACTTATCTTTTCAGTCGCAGCTTTCGCGAGAGCAGCTTCTTTCTGGAACCGAATAGCATTCAACTCTTCTTTTGCAGCCCTTGCATTACTCGCTGCACCCATGAGTGCTGCATTCTTATTCTGTAGTTCAAGATTTGCCTTCTTTCGTGCTTCCGCTAAAGCCGTATTTCGCTCAGTTTTAGCATTCGTGAGAGCCTGTGCCTTATTCGCATTTGCCGCGCTAATTTTGGCTCGAGCATTCTTTAGGTTTTGTTCGGCTGTAGCCTTCTCTGTAGCTGTTTCTGCCATGGCAGCTTTTCGCGCGGCGTTTCCTGCTTCCGCAACAGCCGCGTTCTTTTCTTTCGCAGCTTTCGCGAGAGCCTCCTCCTTTTGTGTTCTGATATCGTTTAACTCACTTTGCATCGAAATTTTTGCTATCGTGGTCGCAGCTAATGCAGCCGATGTGCGAGCAGCTTCTTTGTTAAATAAGCGGGCTTCTTTGACTATCTTGTCAATGGTTTCGTTTGGATCTTTACCATTTTTGATAGCAGAATTATATTCATTCATTAACACCGTTTTATTCGTCACGCCTATATTCGTTAATAACGCATTCAATTTGACCCGCTTTCTCAATTTAGAATTAAGTTCTCGACGAGTTTTCTCGTCATTTTTTGAATTCATTTCAGATCTAGCCGCTTTATACTTAGCCTCGGATAATGCAGCTTTTTTATTCGCAGCATTTGAAGCTATAACGGCGTTGTTCTTATTCTTAACTGCCTGTGCAAGCTTTGTATTAAACTCTTTCGTAGCATTCACAACCGCCACTTTCGTGCTATTTATCAGTGTAGTTACTTCATTCGTTAATGCTTCTGTTTTAGTTTTAGCTTCATTCAATTCTTTAGTAAGTCGCGCAACTTCGGGTACACTTCCACTTTTAGCCTGCATCTCCAAACGTGACTGTAAGTCCCTTATCCTTGTATTCAACGCACCACGTTCTTCTTCAATTTCCTTGATACGCTGTTGACTCTTCTCAACTTTTAACGTCACCGCATTTAAATTAGATTGAAGTTTCTCACTAACACTACGTTCTATGTCTAGACGCCCCAATTCCCCCTTCAACTTCTTACCGAGTGCCTTCACATTCGACCTGGAATTGCCCAACTGCGTAAACGCTAATTTTTTCTGGAGAGTATATTTGTTTAGTGTATTCGCCGTCTTAGTCTTGAGATTCGCATAACTTTTTTCTAAACTCTTCACGCGTTGTGAATTTATATTCGCTTTCAACTGAACACGTTTCTTGTTTTCGTACTCGCGATTTTTTGCTGCTTCTGCTTTCCTAGCTCGATTTTGTGCGTTAATTTCCGCGCGTCTTCCGTTTCGTACTTTGGTTTCAATTATTCGCGCTTCGCGTCTTTTACGACGCTCTTCAATAATCTGCTTTTCAGACGAACGTTTATTGAAATCACGTTTCTGTTCCTGTACACGGCGGTTAGCATTACGTTTGATTTGATCCATTTGCGCGGTCATGTTTAATTTTTGTCTATTACCATTGACACCGTTACTCGTGATACCACTGGGTGATAATCTCTTCATCCGATCTTCGTGACGTTTACGCGCCAACTTATTTCGCAAATTCTTATTAGACATACCCGCGTTTCCATTAAGCACTGGACTACCGTTACGGTTCTCGTTCCGGTTCTCGTTCCGGTTCTCGTTCCGGTTCTCGTTCCGGTTCTCGTTCCGGTTCTCGTTCCGGTTCTCGTTCCGGTTCTCGTTCCGGTTCTCGTTACGATTGGGTGTTTCTTCATTCACGAACGATTCGTTCTTGACTTTCGAATATACACGGGAACCAGGTAATAGGATAGGTTCACGGACTTTCATGCTCATTAGCTTTCGACCGATAGCACTTTTCAGTTCCGTGATAGTCTTATCAGTTTCCGTTAAACCAACCTTAATTGCCAACCTCTTCACAACTTTCGAAGTTACGTTAGATTTGAATAAAGTTTCATAGTCTTTACGAGTGAGAGGAGATTTCGGGTCTAGTAAATATCTTTTATCTCGTGTGAGTACGAGTGGTGGAAGTGGTAAATTACCCTTGCGAATATCGCGCATGAGTTCACACACCTTCTCTCCAGATATAGACATGGTCCTGCCTGTGTGAAGTTTAATCAGTTTCCTGATATTTGTTGATTTCGCATCTGGATCACACGCATCCATCTTGTTATATCTAAATAAAATAAATATAACATATGGGATTTAGTTGTTAAACCCTAAGAAGAACATACGCAATTTATCATCATGCGACATGTCAAATTTAAATAAGTTGTAGTCACCTGTTGACACAAATATAGTTTCACAAAGTCCGTGTGTGTCGGTATCAGCTCTCAGACTTATTACCGAACCTAATAACGTACTAATAAAAATATTAAAAGAATCTATTTTATCTATATACCTCTCCCTGACCTTAAGCTTGAATGCTAATACTTTATGATGAGGTTTTCCCAAAAACGGTGTAATAGGAATATCTTCCTTAGTACCACCATCCAAGTACACATTGCCATCATATTGTTTTGTAGCTGCTATGAATGGTACTGACATACTCATACATACCGCATCTACTACGTGCATATTAGGGGTTACGTCACTTGAAAAATATTCAGTTCGCCCCCTGTTTAAATTATACACGGAAATATGCAACTTCTTTTTCAAATCCTTAAATTTAATATCCGATCCAAAAACATTCACCAAAGTACGCCTGACAGGTTCCATGTCTACAAGACCATAGTTTCGAAAGAATGTCCGTAATTTATATTTTGATAATCCCTCTATATCAATTTCCAGAAACTTTCCAAGTACATCGTCAAGTGGTATTTCGAGGGCTATACACGCACCTAATATAGCACCGGCTGATGAGCCTGATATCTCTTTTATATTTTTTAATTTATTTTCATGTTTTTTTAATGATCCTATAAAACTAAACAATCCCATTGACGACGGACCCAAAACAAGATATTCCATGTTGTGTCACTTAATACAACTTAGGAAATTGCTTTCGCAAAAGAGCGAACACAAGCGCGTAGACGACAGTGTGTGTGATAATCGCGACCTGAGAAGTCTTACCAGACATCACCGACCCGGGGGGGATCGTGAGAAGCATACCGGGGCTGAGAGCCATGAACAACGTCGTTGTCGCGAGAAGGTCCGTCTGTGTAAGAACCAGACCCATAGCTTTCGCGATGAGTGAGTATGTAAGGAAAAATACAAGACCGTGGAAGAGCACGGACATCTTGTCTGTACTCACATTCTTGAATGTGAGTTTGGAGCCATTCGTCTTGAGGATCATACCCGGGCTGAGCGCGAGGAATAGAATCGACGGTATCGCAACCTTTTGCGACGTGAGGAGGGGTAACATTTAATATACACTCATATAATTTTTCATGTAGTCAGTGAAATCGGTAAATGTTACACCTCGCATCATTTCTCCATCAAGTCTGTTATTATAGATGAGGCGCCTGAGGGAACTCCAAATATGGGTAAGTCGTTCTTCATACCAAATTGTTTGCTCCTGATCTTCCCATGTTGTGCGTGTCAACTCTGTATCATGTTCGTCGTAACAAAATTCGACGAAATCTGTAAAGTTTCCAGAATGGTTGATCTCCGCATCGTATAATAATGTATTAATCATACCCCACATGAATGTAAGCTCTTCTGAATATATATCCTCCCATTCAGTAATACCCTGTTCTGATTCATCATCAATTAATTCGCCATCGCTGTCAACGTCAACATCATTCCCTGTAGTCGCCTCGTATACATATTGAGTCCAAACCATTGTATTAATTTTTATTGGATTTCACACCCGTAATAGATATCGTAGATGTTTCCTTTGATGGTAAACTTTCGAGTATAACCTTTAACACAGACTCCGCCTGGGAATCGTCGCCTTCAAAGAATACGCTGAGACCGTCTTTAATTGAAACTTTATTAAGTCCAACTTTCCGAATGCTTTTCTTTACAGTGATTTTACCAGTCCTGGTGTTGATGACGTCGAGGCCGTTATCTACCATTAACTTTTTTATGTGCAACTTAAGTGCTTTTTCTGCCTGTGCCAGGACTTTAATATCCGATCGGGCTTCTTTAATCTGTTGATTCAATTCAACTAGTTTAGAGACGCTGTGTGTTAGATCGTCAGCTTGGACGCTAGACATGTATTATTATTACCATGAATACCTTTAAGTTATTTAAACGAGAGGGCGTTGCATGTTGTCCGGACTGATAGTGGAGTTGTTCCAAGTGAACGCTTCCTTAGGATTGGGGGGCTCGGCGCGAAGGGATTGGTTGGCGTTGCGAAGTGCACCACCGGTAGTTTCCGGGATACCTATCTGATCGCGAACTTCAAGGAAGTTTTGACCGGCGAGTATATCCTCGGGGGCGAACTCACCGAAGTCCTCCTGGGAAGCAACCTCGCGGGGGAGAAGCGAAGACGCAAGACCTGTACCAGCCTTCATTTCACAGTTGGACGCAGCCACTGGGGCGACAATACCCGCGGATTTCTTCTTGGGCGCAGCGGTGGGCCCAGTAATAGGAGCGAACACCTGTTCCTTAACGGCGTAGGTAGACACAGGGTTAAATTTTTGCAAAACGACAAGGGCGACAACAGCGACCGTGAGAAGGATCAATGCGCGAGTCACATTCGACTTCAACATCTTGTTGGGAAACATCTTTATATACTGCAAACAATTTTTTTTCATTGATCATCCCCAAACATGTAGTCTGCTGGATACGTATTGTCGAATTTTTCTTTTTCGGGTTCATCTGGCTTGTTGAGCCTGACCTGTACAATATTCCATGCTGGACCGAACGCTTTTTTCGCGAACCACAATTCGTGAAATTCAACAATCACAGAACATTTCATACCTGGTTGAAGAGATTCGATCTCGAGAGACTCTTTATCAAAGCTAAACACCTTCGTCTGGTCAATTAGTTCTGTTGTGAGATTTTCATCTCTCATATATGCGGCTCGAATCGTCTTTTCGGAAACCGTTTTACCAAACCAACTCTCACTAGATTCGATGGCGTTCTGGATATTAGCCTCGTGAATGGTATCAATTTTCTCTGACGCATCTACATCGATCGTAATATCGTTCATAGTATCCGCGATAGTGACATCGTCCAGTTGAATAAAGTTACGTTTGCGCTCGTCTGTGAACGCGTGCACGTGGTATAAACCGTCTTCGCCCTTGAAAATAGTGTCGTAGATCATTTTGTATATGATATACGTATCATCTCTTTAAACCAACAAATGGTATAGTCGCAGAACGTTCGAGAAGTGGTTTTGGGACCCATCCATCCCTTCGTGGTCTGAATCCATATAATGTAGATGTCATATTTACATTTTTTGGAATATTCTGAGGTTCTAATGGACGTAACGCGAATTCATTTTTCACATATTTATTATCTGTTGCGCGTTTCCATTTAAGGGTTTTCGTGTTAAAGCGTTGATTACCGCTCGATTTAGCGTAACCTTCAATAACAGTGTTACGTACCACGGGGTTTACACCGTGTACGATCTGCTTTGATAATCGTTCTATTGACGGTTCGGTCGTGTATTGTTTGTATTTTTGGGGATTTACACGAAGTGCCTTTGTTATAGAAACGTTTCGACCCGTTGTGGCCTTTGCTGTATACACTCGTTTCAGTTTAGGTTTCACTCGTTTGAATATAGTGTCTATAGAATCCGTCGATTTCAATGTCTTCACAAACGTCTGCGCGAGTCGTAGGAGACGCTGCCTATCCTTTTCTTTCTTCTCTGGACGAAGTTTGAGTGAGTACATCAAGTATATATCATCGATCAGAAACTCTTTACTCGCGATGAATATCTTCTTATTGATAATCATTTTATTAGAATTGACGTTTCGGTAAGTTATACCCCTTTTTAGTGTCCTGATAACATCGTATCCGAATTCTCTTGGTCGCATGAACGGTATATCAAGTAGCCCCCCGAGAGTGACATCCATTATTTTATCCTTTTCGGGAGAGAAGTATCGAATAGATGTATCCAATGCAAATAATTCGACATCGATGAAGATATCACCCTTTCCAACCTTGTTATTCGCTCTGGTTTTTTTCTTCTTTATGAGTGTGTATCTTCGTGTCACGATTGAACCCGATTTTTTAAACCCTATACCCAAATACTTCAACACTTTTGGATCTATAGATAATATCCGATTCTTTATTCTAGTATTCAGTCGTTGGGCGATCTGCCCCAATTTATCCCATAAAATGAGCTTAATAGCCTGGAGTTTACCGAAGTATTTAGCATCGTACGATATTCGCGGAACGAATTTCGCGTCGATATCACTGGTTACGATTCGTTTATCATATGGCATATACATATTAAACGCCTCACCCCCACTTACGATAATATCCCCCATAGATTTCATACACTCACTTATTTCCCCTATCGTGGTAAGTACGATATCACGTGTGGCGTCTGTCACGCATACATATACAAACTTCTCGAACGATTTAGAAGCGAACTGCGTTTTCATTCGATTTCTAAATTTTCCCAAATCTCTCGCTTCATTTCTCTCGAAATATTTTTTCAATTTGGTATCATTGAAAAAAAAGTTATCATCTGTGTACTTATCAATAACAGCTTTGGAATAGATCTTCCTGTCCATTAGTATATATAAACATTTTTACCTCTACTTACATGCTTAAAGATGAACAACCTAAGTAACATACAATGTCTATTGAATCTGTCCTCACCGAAATCGCCGCTTTCCGTACTGAACTTAAGTCGCTCACCAAGATTGTGAGAAAGATCAAGGCTAAACAAGACGACCCTACTGGTGAGAAGTCTGCTAACCGCGCCAAGAACAACGGTTTCAACCGCGAACAGAAGATCTCTGAGAAACTGCGTGTGTTCCTCGACCTTCCTGAAGGAAAGCTCGTCTCGCGAAGTACTGTGACTCGTTCCATTAACGAGTACGTCAAGGCTAACGGTCTCAAACACCCCGACAACGGGCGAGTTCTCGTTCTCGACGCGAAGCTTCGTGATCTTTTGGAGCCTCCTGCTGACGTCCAAGTCACTTTCCTGAACTTGCAGAAGTTCCTCAGTCCTCATTATACCAAGGTTGAAACTGTGACCAAATAAATACTTAAAAACTAACCACAATAACTATATATGAGTATTGATAGAAATACTATCGAAACCCTTGTTGGTACAAAAATATCTAATATAGATTTGTACCAAAAAGCATTTACACATAAGTCCGCATTGAAGGAAGACCCATCGTTAACGGGTTCTTTCGAGACGTTGGAATTTATAGGGGATTCTGTACTGGGATTCGTAATTACTAAATTTTTATATGATAAATATGAAGAAAGACAAGAAGGGTTTCTTACGAAGGCGCGCACGAAACTTGTTCGAGGTGAAACACTCGCTGAGATTGCATCCAAACTTGAATTATATAATTGGATTCGCATGGATGAAAAGGGTATGCGAAATCAATGGATTCATAACCCTAAAATTTTAGAAGACGTATTTGAAGCGTTGGTCGGTGCTATTTATATGGATATGGGGTTACTACACGCAAAAGAATTCATTCTTCGTATATACAACAATCCTATATACGTAAATCTCCAATCTATCATGATAGACGATAACTTTAAGGATCACCTGATGAGATATTGTCAATCAAATTCATTGGACCTACCAGTGTACTCGATCACGACGCATGACAATGGTACATTTTGTATGACTGTATATGTAGGAGGTGTATGTTTGGGTACCGGATACGCTAAAAATAAAAAACAAGCAGAGCAACACGCTGCGCGGGCGTTTTTTTATCCACCTACACAAGAAATTACAACAAAATCTAACCTAAGTCGCCGTACACATTCACGTGAGTATTGAGATGGATTGTGATAATTATACACCGAACAAACGGGTTACAAAGAACGATAAGAAAGAAAAACGGTCGATTTATTCAGCCCGACATGTTCGTTTGACGCTTAAACGTTTAGAGCAACAAGTAATTAATGGACGAGAAAGTGAAAGTACTCCTCGAGAAGGAGTATGCACCACAAAAGTCGGAAGAGTGGTTAAACCAGCGAAAAACCATGCTCACCGCAAGTGATGCTGCGACTGCGATTGGAAAAAATAAATACGAAACACCTGACGGACTTTTACTCAAAAAATGTGGACTAGGCGTACCCTTCTTCGGAAACGAAGCAACGCGTCACGGTGAGTTATACGAAGATGAAGCCCGCATTCTTTATGAACAGCGATATAATGAAGTTGTTCATGAAATTGGATTGTGTGGTCATCCAGTTGAAACGTGGTTAGGTGGTAGTCCGGATGGTGTCTCAGAATCAGGTAAATTAATTGAAATTAAGTGCCCCCCGCAACGACAGATTATACCTGGTGAAGTGCCAGAGCATTATATGCCACAGTTACAACTATGTATGGAAATTCTCGATCTCGAAGAAGCTGACTTCATTCAATATAAACCCGCCGCGACCAATTGGCCTAAACCAGAAGAATTTGATGTCGTTAATGTTAAACGTGATCGCGAATGGTGGAAAATGTATCTCCCTATCATGAAAGAATTTTGGGAAAAGGTGTTATATTTCCGTGCACATATAGATGAACTCCCGAAACCAAAGGAGAGGAAGAAACGAATAGTAAAAGAAAAGGTACATGTTTGTGTAATAGACCACGACTCAGACGATACTTATCACAGTGAATAACTATATCAACCTAAGTCATTAGCTATCTATAATTTTTTATACCAATATGAGCAAATATAATCTACACGGAAAACTTCACTCACCATACCAAGAAGACGGAGTCAAATGGATGCTCGCGATGGAAAAGCAGGCAACTGGACCAAAGGGTGGCTTCTTATGCGACGAGATGGGATTGGGTAAAACTATCCAGATTATATCTACAATTCTCAACAATCCTAAACCACATACATTGATTGTCGTACCAAAATCAATCGTCACTCAATGGAGTACAGAGATCGCGAAATTTGCACCAGGTCTCTCTGTTCTTGTATACGACGGCCCCGAACGAACAAAGAATATCCAAAATATGAATGACGCAGATGTGGTTATCTGCCCATATAGCATGCTTCATAATAAGACAACACTCTTACATCGTATAAAATGGAGTAGGGTTGTCCTTGACGAGGCACACGAAATACGTAACCGTCAGACGAGAACGTTCAAATGCGCCTTCAAACTTGAAACGCAAATACGGTGGCTCGTCACGGGTACACCAGTATTCAACTCAATGGAAGATTTTGTCTCATTGTGCGCATTTCTAGGGTTTTCTAAAAATACGGTTCAAGCGATGCATAAGGAGATCAAAGATATCTATATCATGCGAAGAACGAAGTCTGATGGTTTAATTACGATTCCATATTGTCATTTCGAAAACGTCGAACTTGATATGTATGAAAATGAATGTTCTCTATATGAACACGCATTTGTAGATGCACAGGAACGAATTCGCGATATCATGTCGTCGGCTATTAGCCTTGAATCTCGGAACATGCATATTTTGGAGTGTCTTTTACGAGTCCGGCAGGTTATGATATGGCCGCAACTTTATTATGATGGTGTCGCAAAGAAGGAGGGGTGTGAACCTACCTTATGGACCGGTAATACACGTAAGATGGATGCATTATATGAGAGTGTCGCGAAACACCCAGATGAGAAATCGATAATTTTTTGTCAATATAATGGCGAGATGCATAAAATTCAGAGTATGTTTGAGGGTAACGTGTATAGAATTGATGGATCTGTCGATAAAGATGAAAGAAACACCCGCCTTCAAAAATTTAAGAATACGCAAGGTGGGGCGGTACTCGTCATACAGATCAAATGTGGTGGTGTTGGGTTAAACGTCCAATGCGCTTCGCGCGTGTATATAATGTCACCTTCATGGAACCCTTCAACCGAACTCCAGGCGATTGGTAGATGCCACAGGACTGGACAAACCCGGGAAGTATATGTCAAGAAATTCCTATATAATGATACGCAGCGCGTGAGAAGTGTCGATCTAGCGATGGTGTCACTACAGGGACATAAATCTGTTTTATGTGCCGATGTTCTTAACGATAAGCGTATAGAGACACAAATACCCAGTAAACAAGAAAAATCGATAGATGCTATCAGAAAAATTTTCCGATGATATAGTATATAAAATGTATATGATAACGGAAGGTTCCCGCGCCGAAGTTTTCCACGGCACCGCGGCTCATACAGCCGGTGGTCTCGTGAAAAAGGATCTCGTTCAGGACAGATATGGTAATCTCAAAAGTAAAGCCGCCGTAGCTTCAGCCAAAAAACGCATGAAGGATGAAGGTAAGAAGGCGATGGTCAAGGTGTTCAAACCCGCGAAAACTGGTGATTTCAAGCTCGCCCCGAAGAAGGGTTCTAAGAAATACAAGACACTCGTGAAAAAAATGAAGTAATATAATAGAATACGATGACACTTGCTAAGTGGGATGAGGCAGTCCGCGTAGCAAAAATCAAATTAAAAATTGACCCAAATGGTTATAGCATAGTAAAAGGTAAACTGCTGAAAGAGGCTCAGATGATTTATAAGTTTTTATTGGAAAGTAAGAAATAATATTATAATACGAATTGAAACCCCTTAAGTTGTTGTGGCTCATGCACAACAAGTTGATGTAATTTCCATGTAATCCCAAATTTTCTGTTCATAAAATAGACACTACACATCTCGGCGATCCCGACACCCGAATTCCGTGCGTAAAGTTTGTCGACGATATCGTCCCTTAAATGTTGTTTTTCGTTATTGAAAATACCCGTCTTAATAACCCCCTCTCCAGACACTTCAACTTTAACCCTAAACTTCGGCTCTCTATCGGGTGAGTGTTTCATGTTTGAATTAAATAGCGGGCGGAGATCTTCAACACTCATGTGTTTTTTAAAAATACTTACACTCTGCTTCGATACAGAATTAATAATAATTTCTTCAGCCGCGAGAATACTTTCATAGAATGATTTAACATAGTTTTCATCTTCGTCGTATCCCTTCACTGAAAAGTCAATATTCCACTTAGTATTCCCCATAGCCGGCGTGAAACATGACATACCGAATGGCATGTACATTCGTGGCATCTGAATACGTAAGGACTTTCCATCACGATCGCATAATGAAATCTTACGTCCGTCGTACTCTAATACATTCAGGGATTCTGGTAATGTATTGAATTTAGACATCTAATAATATATATAGGCGAAACTTTAAGCCGAACACGCTGTACATTCTGCTTCCAGGCTATACTGAATGGGTCTAGCTTTAGCCTTACTACGTAAATAATACATACCGGTTTTGAGTCCCGATTTCCAGGCGTACATGTGCATGGATGAGAGTTTAGAAAGTGTCGGATTTTCGATGAAAAGATTCATACTTTGCGACTGATCAATATATCTTCCACGGTCCGCAGCCATATCTATGATTGTTTTCTGACTGATTTCCCATACAGTCTTATATAAACTTTTAATATCTTCGGGGATATCGGTTATATTTTGGATAGATCCACCCGATTTCACCATCAAGTCTTTCATATCCTTTGACCAAATACCAACCTTTTTCAAATCTTCGATTAAGTGTTTATTAACTACAACGAATTCACCCGCAAGAGTTCTGCGGAGATATATATTCGTAGTCCAAGGTTCGAAACACTCGTTGTTTCCTAAAATTTGTGCGGTACTCGCCGTAGGCATTGGCGCTACGAGGAGGGAATTGTATATACCTTTTTTAACACGTTCACGCATCACACTCCAGTCATACATACCCGAATGGAGGCGGGTCGACTCGTTCGTTTCCCACATGTCAAATTGTAAGATCCCGTTAGATGCGGGACTCCCTTTAAACGTTTTGTATGGGCCGTGTATGTCGGCAAGTTCACAGCTTGCTTCTAACGCAGCGTGATAAATAGTCTCAAAAATATGAGTATTGATAACTTTCGCTTCCTCACTTTCAAATGGAATTCGCATCATACAAAATACATCAGCCAATCCCTGTACACCCAATCCAATCGGACGGTGACGCATGTTAGATTTTCGCGCAGTTTCAACTGGATAAAAGTTTCTATCTATGACACGGTTTAAATTTTTTGTCGCAATTTTTGTAACGCGATGAAGTTCCGCGTAATCATATTTCCCATCCTTGACGTATTTAGGAAGGGCGATAGACGCTAAATTACATACAGCAGTCTCGTCGGGTGCGGTATACTCGATAATTTCCGTACATAAATTGGAC